CGCTAACCCAGCAGCCCTTAGAAGACATGCGTCGCTAAGGCTGAAGGAAGTGGCGTGACGCCTAATTCGCCCCTGCCTGAAACGCACATGTTTCTTGTGGGGCCGCCGGATTAGGTTAGCGAACCTCGCTGGTTTGCAGGTTTCCAATGCGGAAGCCTTTACGACCTACATTGGTATACCAATGGTTCAGAGCGACGGATTACGAGTCCGGCACCACACAGCTGGAGTTATGATTCCCGTTCTGGACCGGAGATTATCCGTGTTCCAGTGAGGCCAGTTAGACGGATCTTCGTCAAACCTAGGTTGGTAACCTAGACCGAGAATAACCATCGTTGTGGCCGTGGGTCACCCATCACTGTTGTAGTCCGCTCATTCCCAGCCCTACAATAAATGGCTAACCACGGCATGACGTATTTACCTTCTACATGGAACGTAAGAACAAAATGCTACGAATTATTGAGCTGTTAATCTCAAAAATCCTAACACTTTATTTCTCTGGTCCCATGTATTCCACCGTTATAGAAATGTACTTCGCGCGCTTAGACAAGCTAATAGCCGACCGAGGTCTTGCGTTTACCGTAATGTACGTGAAAAGCTCACGTAATTGCGTTATGCGCGTGATTTCCGGAAGGCCGTTAGCTTCTTGCGATGGTGTGGCTTTGGAAGAGGGCTGGCCGATCTGGCTGGCTCCCTTTCGCTACCTAATCCAGGACAGGGATGGGCAACGCGTTCTTCTTACGATGCTTATCGCACTAAGAGGCGTGATGCTCAAACCTGCTCTGGATCTCACCCCAATCATCTCACCATGGGCGGGCGCTCTTCCGGAAATCTCCGATAAGCACCACGCTCATGTGTGTAGAGGACTGGGAGTCCGTCGCAAGTCCGTCGAGTGGAGCAAGCCTCACATGTCGACGAAGAGGGGCCCTCTAGGGCAGGCTTTGTTAACTGCTGTTTCAGAACTCACCTTGATTCCCCAGGAACTATTGGATAGTATTATCACAATAGGGGGACCCAAGCTGAGCGCTGTCATAACAGGTCTCAAAGCGCCTATAGGGGGGACCAACCTCTCGGTTGTCGATGTGTGGAGCAAGCTCTACCCGCCGAAGACTAAGTCGCTGCGTCGTATATCCTATTTCAGCGATAAGGAGGGTAAGACCCGAGTAATTGCGATTCTTGATTATTGGTCACAGACTTGTCTGAGACCCCTGCACGATTGCCTAAACGGCATACTGCGGAGGATCCCTCAGGACTGTACCTTTAACCAGAACCATTTCCTCAAGTGTTTACCTCCCAAAGGTCCATACTACAGCATTGATCTTTCCAACGCTACCGATCGTATGCCTATAGCTCTCCAGCTTAAGGTTGTACGTGAGGTAATTGGGAAGACCCGTGCTGATGCGTGGGCCCATATTCTTGTAGGGTACGAATATACGCTCTCAGGGATGGCACGCGTCGCAAAATACGCATGCGGTCAGCCCATGGGAGCTTATTCGTCGTGGTGCGCGATGGCGCTCACCCATCATTATCTAGTGCGTTTAGCTGCGGTACGTGCGGGAATCCCTCACTTCCGTGACTACGCGCTACTAGGTGATGATTTGGTGATCGCTAACGCAGCCGTTGCAACTGAGTACCGGAACCTATTATCAATCCTCGATATGCCCGTATCTGAGGCAAAGACGCATGTGTCGGTCGACACGTACGAATTCGCCAAAAGATGGGTGCATAAAGGGGAGGAAATAACGGGTTTCGGTGTCTCAGGTCTGCGGGCAGTGTGGAAGAAGTACTCTCTCCTTCACAACTACCTTCAGACGCAACAGCACCACGGTTGGTGTCTGCCTACCAGCGAGCACCCGGACCTAGTCTCAACCATATATCAGATTTATGGCCGCCCGCAGCAATGCGAGAGGGTAATAAAACTGTATATGGTGTTCGATTCGTTGCAGAAATGCAAAGTTGCGGGGGATTACAGCGAGCTACTAAGTTGTGTAGCAGACTGGTTTCCCGGCCACCTTTCCTCTTCCTTGTTAGATGGGCTTAAGTGCTCATCTAGACTCAAGAACGTCGCGAAACGCGTCGTTAGTGAGGCGAAGAGAAAACTTGTCGAACGAGACTTAACGAAATTCCAGAATGACACCTGGTCGATTCATGGTCGACTCGACGCAGATGTTAAACGGGAATTCCGGGACTTGCCTGGTCAGGCATACCGCGCTGCTCTTCGAGAGTTTCACCCAATGGTTATGGTATTGAACAGGACCATAGATGCAAGTATCGATTACTTGATTAGTAATTCGATATTGGATCCTGGCCCTGAGACGGATTTCTCCGCACTCAGTCTGTCCAAGTACCATGTATCAAAGGGTGTATTCTCTATGAGAGCCTCGCACTCCATTAGCCTAGCACAGAGTATGGTCGTCAAGTCTGTACTCGATGTCCTGAAAGCTCAGGATATCTCGTTACAGAATTGGGAAAATACATCGTTACTAGGGAAATAAAGTTGCGGGTCCAGGAAGGAAGTCTTGTGTAAGTGAACCTCTCGGCGCCCCTTTAATCAGGGGTCGCGTCGTTAAGGCAAACACATTCGCTTGACCTCCACCTTATGTTGAAGACTCTATTAGAGATTTCGTAGTCTCTTCTAGAATGGTACGGCCGCTGAAAAGGCGATCCCGTGCCCTCATCATAAGGGGGCTTCTGGACTCGGTATCCCCCTG